AAAGACTTGTGGGATAGGTCATCTGTGTCGTGAAGATGACCCAGAATATGATTTACCTTTAGGCACAAAAATATCTGAAGAAAGAGTAACAGAGCTTTTTGAGCAAGACATACAAACTGTCATACAAGACTGTAAGAAAATTTATGATGATTGGGATAAACTACCAGAAGAAGTAAAACAAATCATAGCAAACATGATGTTTAATTTAGGTAGACCAAGATACAGTAAGTTTCGCAAACATATCCAAGCTGTCATGGATGGCAATTGGCAAGAAAGTGCCAATCAAATGCGTGACTCAAGATGGCATAAGCAGGTTCCAAACAGAGCAGAGCGTTTATGTAAACGTATGGAAGAAGTTAGTCTTTAATTTTACTTTTCAACATTAATAATATTTCAGTAGCTAATTTAAGAGCTTGATATGATGTTATTTCATGTTTTTGAAAGTCATGTTTAAATTCTTTATTACGTTCTAATATATTAATTGTTATAGGAGTATTTTCTGCTTCTTGTGTTGCATATATATATACTTCTTTTCTCATTATATTTGTTTGGCAGAACCAATACCCATATCTTTTATTTGATTTCCATATCTAGCTCCAAACTCTTTTTTAACTAGATTAGCTATTTGTTGTCCAACTTTTCTATCTTCTTCTTCAGCTATTTTTACAAGTTGTTTGTAAGTTCTAATATCTACACTCACACTTTTCCACTTTTCATTTGATGCCATATGATGTACCCTTTATAAGATATGTTTAAAAAAAATATACACTATCCCAGACAATATGGGAAGTATAATAAGTATAACGCTAAAAAAACAGAATTTATGGGATTTAAATTTGACTCCAAGTGGGAGGCAGAGCGTTATGGTCAACTCGTGTCTATGGAAATGGCAGGGGTTGTACAAGATTTGAGGAGACAAGTTACATATGATATTATAGTGAATGAACAAAGAATATGTAAATATATTGCTGACTTTGTATACACGTTGATACATGAAGATGGAAAAAAAGAAAAAATTGTTGAGGACGCAAAAGGGGTGCAAACTACTGATTTTGTTATTAAAAAAAAATTAATGAAAGCTGTTTTTGATATAGAAATAAAAATTTCTAAAAAAAGTTCTTGATTTATTATGGGAAATTCCCATATTAAAGATTCCTAACCAATAAAAGAAAGCGAGGTGCTCTATGACAAAAGTACAATATGTAGATAATTTCAATTTAGCTTTGACACAAGCTACTCTTGCAGAGAAGCTTAGACAAGCTCAAAAAGATGTGCATGATTTCAATAAATTCTTAGAAGATCGTTACCTTGAGAAAGCTAAAGAAAAGCTTAATGAAGAGGGTAAAGATTTCGGTACTGCAAATATCTTTGACGGCAACCAAAAAGTTAAGATTGAGTTGCGTAAAAAGGTTGAGTGGGATCAAGAAAATCTTACAAAGTTTTTGAATGGTCTTACTCCCGAAGAAGCTAATCATTTAGCTAAATTTTCAATCAGTGTTCCAGAGGCAAAGTTTGCTAATGCACTACCTACCATGCAAGAGAAACTTAAAGAGTTTCGTACAGTATCTTTGCAAGGTGTAAAGGTAACTTTTGAGGAGCAAGAATAATGTTAAATATTATATCGGCAGAAGATCGTTTAAAAGAAAAACGTGGTCACAAAATAGTTATTGCGGGCATGAGTGGTGTAGGCAAGACCACTCTTGTCCGAACTCTCGACTCTGACAGGACTTTGTTCATGGACTTAGAGGCGGGTGATGCAGCTATAGAGGGATGGCCGCTAGATGTTATACGTCCTAGAACTTGGGCTGAGTGTCGTGATTTTGCTTGTTTTCTTGGTGGGGCTAACCCTGCAATTAATGAGGAGCAGATATACTCAGAGGCACATTACGATGCCGTATGTCAAACATATGGTAATCCAAAACAATTATTAGATAAATACGATACGATATTTATTGACAGTATAACTGTCGCAGGTCGGTTGTGTTTTCAATGGTGTCAAAATCAACCAGATTGTAAGACTTCAAATGGTCGATTAGATACTAGAGCTGCCTACGGTATGCAAGGCAGAGAGATGATGGGATGGCTAACTCATCTACAACATATACGTGAAAAGAATGTTGTGTTTGTTGGTATCCTTGATAGTAGGACAGATGACTTTGGTCGTGCTGTCCATGATCTTCAAATAGAAGGTTCTAAAACAGGACGTGAACTACCCGGTATTGTTGATGAAGTTATTACTATGGCAGTGATGCCTGGTGATGAAAATCATCCACCGTACAGGGCTTTTGTTTGTCATACGTTAAACGAATGGAATTACCCTGCAAAAGATAGATCGGGCAGATTAGATTTAATCGAAGAGCCTCATCTTGGTAAACTATTGCAGAAGATGTCTGGCAACAAACCAATAAGTGAACGTCCATTAAATTTTGATTTAGCAAAGAAAGAAAGTGAGGTGAAACCAAATGCTTAATTTTAACGAAGTACAACCAGATTCAAATTCAGGAGAGTTTGAACTTATTCCAAATAATACAATAGCTCGTGTCGTGTTAACTCTACAGGGTGGCGACACACAAATACCAGAGTTTGGACAAGGCAACTTTTTTAAGTCTAGTTCAACAGGTAAAAGAGCGAAGTGGCTACCACTAGAATTTACTATCGTAGGTGGTGGTCATAACGGACGAAAAGTTTGGCACAGACTTTTTGTTGATGGAGACAAGATGAGTGAACGTAATGTTCCGATTGCTAAAGAGATTGGCTTGAGGACAATGAGAGCAATCATCGAAAGTGCAAGGGGTATTGATCCTAGTGATAGTTCGCCACAAGCCCAACAGGGTAGACAGCTTAATAGTATTGAGCAATTAAATGGTATGGAACTATGTATTAAGATTGGTATTGAGGAAGGTACTAATGGATATGCAGATCGCAATCGAATGGTCGCTCCTCTTACTCCTAATCAAACAGGTTATATTGCAGGAAGTGCTAATCCTAATGCGGCACCGTCCAACACTGCAACACAACCTACCGTCAATCAATCTGACAACAATGTTCCAAGTTGGGCGAAATAACTTTAACTAAAAGAAAGTGAGGTGTTATATGCCAAATAAAATAGCAACTAAATCAACAGGGTTAACTGTTGAACAATTAAAACAATCTGAAATTACATTGAAGATTGTAGGCACGGGGCCGCTGATTTACAATTCAATGTCACTTAAAGCCATGAGCACATTGTTTATGGGAGCTGCTAAAAAAACGGCAGCTCAAAAGAAAGACATTAAACATAATCCTGAAGAAGAATTTTGGGATAGTTGTTACGTCAACGGTCAAGATGGTGCTTATCTTAGTTTCCCATCTACAGGTATCAAGAGAGGTATGGCAACTTCTGCTCTTGAAACTGAGGGTGTAACTAAAGCAGGTATTAATCGTGGTATCTACGTTGTGGGTGAGCATATTAATATTTGGGGTAAACCATATATGAATATGTCTGTTGTTCGTTCTTCTGATATAAACAGAACCCCAGATATTCGTACTCGTGCGAAGTTACCTAGATGGTGTTCTGAAGTCACTATTCGATATATTAATCCTACATTTAGTCAATTGAATATTACTTCTCTATTGACTAATGCAGGAACTTTATGTGGACTTGGTGATTGGAGAATAGAAAAAGGCGGCCCTATGGGTGGTTATAAAATTCTCTCATCTTCAGATCAAAAACTTTGGGATGAGTTAACCAAAGAAGAGGGTGCTACTTGTCAAAAACTTGCTTTAGAAAATCCTG